TTAAAATCTGCTTTAACTATATCAGCAGAATTTGAACAAATTGAAATAACACTGGGTAACTTAACTGGTAGTGCTGAAAAAGGCGCCAGAGCATTAGATGTTATTACACAAAAAGCACAGGAATTACCATTCTCGTTCAGAGAATTAGCAGGTGCTTCACCAGTATTACTCACAGTTAGTAAAAATTTAGAAGAATTTCAAACAAACATACAATTAGCCGCAGATATTGCCGCTAACTTTGGTATTCCTTTTGAACAGGCCGCAAGTTCCTTACAAAGAGCATTCAGTGCCGGTGCCGCGGCAGCAGATGTATTCAGAGAAAAGGGTGTTTTAGCGGCAGCCGGATTCCAAGCAGGTGTAAGTTATAGTGTTGAAGAAACCATACAAAAATTTAATGAATTTGGTGATCAAATTGAAGGTGTATCTAGTAAATTAAATACATCCTTAACAGGTGCTGTATCTCAGGCAGGCGACGCCTTTACACAGTTCCAAAAAGCAATTGGTGACAGTATTAAACCAGAACTAACTGTATTTTTAAACAATTTAGTCACCATTGTAAGAAACAACAAAGAAGAAATAGACAAATTTGCCAAAGCATTTGGTGAAGGTGCCTTAAATGCCATAATAGGTGTTGCCAGAGCAGGTGCTGTAATATTAGATGTGTTCAGCAGTATATTTGGTGTAGTAAAAAGTGTCAATAATATATTAGTTGAAAATTTTGGACCTGGCTTATTAGAAGTAGCAACGTCAATATATGTTGTAACAAAAGCCGTAAATGCATTTAAAATAGCACAAATGGCTGCCGCCAACGCCGCAATATTTTTACAAGGTGTAACAGGTGTAGGTTTATTAAAAGTAGGTGCAGGTATAGCCGCGGCGGCTGCCACAGCCGCAACCTTAAGTGTTGCATTTGACAAAGCCGCAGAATCTTTTACAACTTTGGGAACTGAAGGTGAACCCAATAGTAATTTAGGTAAGTTAAATGCCTTAATAGCAGATATGCAATTGGGTGTGGAAGGATTGGCACCAGCCGCAGTAGCAGCCACAGAACCTTTAAAAGAGTTAACAGTAGATATAGCCACAGGCGCAGAAGCGGCCGCAGATTCTATAAAAGATACAAAAACAGCATTACAAAAATACAGAGAAGAATTAGAATTTGCTTTAGGAACAACAGAAGAATATAATGTGTTCTTAGCAAGGTTAAATGAATTATTTGAAACGGGTCAAATAGGTATTGAGGAATACAGAAATTTATTACGTGATTTACAAGACCAATTCTCACAAAATGAAGGTTTAAATAATTTCTTAGATACTTTGGGTTCAGCACAAAAATCGTTAAGTGAAGATTTAGTAGAAGCATTTAGAAAAGGTGAAAGTGCTAGTGGATCATTTAAAAAGTTCTTTAAAACAGTTATAGATCAAATTATTGCTGACATATTTAGATTAGCAGTTATACAACCTATACTAAGTACAATACTAGGACCATTTGGATATGGATTTGGAACTGGAGGTAATGTTATTAAATTACCTGGTAAAGCAGATGGCGGCCCTGTAATGAAAAATAAACCATACATAGTTGGTGAAGAAGGCCCTGAATTGTTTGTTCCAAGTAGTGCAGGAAATATTGTTCCTAATGGACAATTTGGTGGCGGTGGCACAACTGTAAATTATAATATACAGGCAGTTGACGCACCTTCATTCCAGCAATTGGTAGCAAGAGATCCAGAATTTATATTTAACGTAAGTAGAGCAGGTTCAAGACGAACACCAGCATAGGAGATAAACAGTGAGTCTACAAACAATTATAGATAACGCAACTTATGTAGAATTTGACATAAGAGAACAAAGTGGTAGTACACTATCACGTAGTGGACATTATAAAACAGCAGATCGTAATGTAAATGTTTATTCTTTTAAAGTTGGTATGCACGATGGTTTAAAATACAGCACCAGCAGAAGTATTATACAAGATGTTTATAGTACAGGTAGCACAACAGAGGCCAATATAAGTCTTAATAATAATAGTGGTATGAATTATTTAACTGAATATCAGGGAGATTTAACAACAGGTCAACAAGCAGAACTAACATTAAATAGCACATTTGGTAGTGAAATATATGTAGATCAAACAGGCATAACAGGTAATACATCAGGATATGCTTTTATATTTAAAAAGGGCGATTTTATTCAGCCAAAAGGCAATACAGATACTTATAGGTATCCTTATCAAGTAACAAGTGATGTAGCATTTAACATAGCAGATAGCAACACAACAATACCAGTACATAGACCTATTTTAAGTCAATCAGGTGTAGCATTGACAAGTGGTGGTATTAAAGTGGGTAATGATGTAAGATGGCAGGTTAAAATAACCAATCTACCCAAATACACCATAGCACCACATGACAGAATAGTATTTACAGATGATTTTGAATTAATTGAGGTTATAACTTAATGGCAACCACAATATTACCAGTACAACAGGATCACATAAGCAGTTGTATTCTTATTGATCTTACTCTGAATAATACTACATATTATATCAGTAGTGCGTACAAACCTGTTACTTATAATTCAAATACATATACAGAATTAGGTTCATTTTTACAAATAAGTGAATTTCAAGAAGACATCAGAACAACAAATGGTGATATCAGCATAACATTAAGTGGTATACCCAGTGAACAAAATTATTTAAGTCTAATACTAACAACACCTATAAAAGGTGGAAATGTAAGTGTGTATAGAGGATTTTATGATACCACAACACACGAATTAGACACATCAGAAGTATATAAACGTTTTCAGGGTGTTTTAACTAATTTTGCAATATCAGAGGACTTCTCAGCGGGTAGTTCTTTAACAAATAGTGTTACGGTAACATGTGCCAGTATAAACAGCCTATTGGAAAACAAAATAACAGGACAAAGAACAAATCCACAGGATAGAGCACGATTGTTTCCTAACGATGCAGTATTTAATCGTGTGCCTGAATTATATAACATATCGTTTGACTTTGGTAAAGAATACAAACCAGGCAGTGGAGGCTACGGCGGTGGTGGAGGCCGTGGTGGCGGCGGAGGCGGTGGCGGTAACCGTGGACGATTTAGAAACGTACAGGAAAAATAATGATAGTAAGATCAGCACAAGTAAAAGATTATGAAGATATCAAAAGATTAATGATAGATTTTGCTAATTTTAATCCAGTTGAAGATTTACATAATCCAAAATATGATTTTGTTCATGTTAACAGAATAATTGATCACATATTGAAAACAGGTGTTGCTTTGGTATGCGAAGACAATTCCAGGATAGTAGGCATGCTCTTAGCAACTATACAGGGTGATTTTTGGTTACCACATGTAAAACGTATGACTGAGGTAGCATGGTGGGTAGAAAAAGAATACAGAGGAACAAGTGCAGGTGCTAGATTGCTAAACAGATATATAGCAATAGGAATAGAAGCAAAAGACAAAGGTCATATAAGTTCCTTTACACTTACAACATTAGCAACAACACCTGATCTTAAATTACAAGAAAGAGGTTGGGAACCTATAGATTATAATTGGGTATTCAGAGGATAAACAATGGCAGTATTTACAGCGATAGCAACAGCAATAGTAGGAGCAACAACATTAACCGGTGTTTTAGCCACTATTGCTACCAGTGTTATTGCGGGTGGACTTGCTTATGGTACAGCAAGGGCATTGGGTGTTTTTAAACCACCTTCATTTGATCAAGGCACAGACCCTGGTACTAGTATTCAGTTACCACCAGCAACAGATAACAAATTACCTGTATTATATGGTCAAGCATTTACTAGTGGGCCTATATTTGACGCCGCCATCAGTAATGAAAACAAAACAATGACATATTGTATAGCATTAAGTGAAGAAACACAAACAGGTACTTTTAGTTGTAGTGAAATCTTTATGAATGATGTAAAATTAGTGTTTAGTGGTAATACTGTAGTAAGTCATGTGGACCCTAATCAGAGCACAGATAGTAATTATAATGGTAATGTGAGAGTAAATATATATCAGGGCGGTAGCAGTGGCAGTGATGTTATATTTCCTTCATTTGGAACAGGAAGTAGCACAGCGGCAACCAGTATTGTGCCTCACTGGGGTGTTAATCACACAGCAAATAATATGGTATTTGCAGTACTACAAATTGATTATGATGCTGAAAACGGTTTAACTGGCTTACCACAGATGACATTTAAAATGAATAACACACTTAATAATCCAGGTGATGTGTTATATGATTACTTAACCTCAGATCGTTATGGTGCAGGACTCAGTACTAGTCAAATAGATATTACAAGTATAACAGGAACTGCCAATACAGCAATGAAAGGATACAGTGATGAATTAGTTAGTTATACAAATGCTAGTAATGTAAGCACAACATTAAAACGTTATCAAATTAATGGTATGGTAAGTACATTTGATACCTGTAGTACAAATATAGATAAAATATGTCAATCAGCAGGAACATTTTTCTCATTTAACGTCAAAGAAGGTAAATTTAAAGCAATACCAAACAGAGCATTGAGTACAGCAGAAAAAGCCAATTGTTTGGTGTACAATGATGATAACATAGTTAGTAAAATAGATATTAGTTCAACAGAATTGTACGCACTTTATAATGGTGTTGAAGTTGAATTCATGGATCAACAACGTAAAGACCAAACAAATACAGTCAAAATAACAACACCAGCAGGTGACAGAAACCCTAATGAGCCTGATAATGTTTTAAATTACAAATTGGATATGATTAATGACAATGTGAGGGCAGAAATATTAGCAAACATTGACCTTAATCAAAGCAGAGTGGGAACAGTAGTACAATTTGTTACAGATTACAGCGGAATACAAAGTGATGTGGGAGATGTAATTAAAGTTACTAATGAATTATATAACTGGACAGATAAATTATTCCGTGTTATGCGAGTAACAGAATTACAAGATGATACAGGTATGATAACAGCCAGAATTAGTGCTATTGAATATTCAGATGACTATTATACACATCCTATATTAACAGAAACACCTGATTTAGGTGTAATTGATCTACCCAGAATACCTATTATAGGAAGTATACCAATTCCTTTAGCATTCAGTACAACAGGATATGCAAATGTGCCTTCACTGGCTAATTCCTATAAAAATGTAATTACAAATGATACACTTAAAGTGTTTGGTGCTGGTGCACAATTGGAAAACGCTGGTTTAAGTAATACTAGTATGAGCAGTGGAACAACCTATAGAGATCTTATAACACCTGAAGTATATGACATAAGTGGTGTGGATATAGGTGATTATACATTTACAGGTGTTGGTAATTTAGGTGGTGTATTACCAGTAGGTGGTTATGACACAGCATTCCGTAATAATGTGTCTATACAATTTGCTAATGCCACTCATAGCAGTACTCAAAATATTGGTGGAGGAGGTGTATCCTTTATAAACATAGATGGAGCACCACCACAGTTAACTGATAGTAAAAAAGTATCATTAGATCCCACAAGTTATAGTCTGCCTGCTGATATGAAACCCATAACAGCAACAGCAAGATTACAAGGATACAGCACACTGGATGATGACACAGCAAATGGCTTTCCAAGAAGCATAGGTAACATGGCATACGAAATGAAACGTATTACTAAAGGTGAGAAATAATGTATAGAATTGTTTATAAAACAGACACAGGCAAAATAGAAACCTGTAGACGTATGAGTGACGCAATACTGGAATTACAATTACAACAAGCACCTAATCTAGCAAGTATAAATGGATATGTTCCTAACACAATGGAATACAGAATAGATTTAGATACCTTACAAGTAGTAGAGCAATCTAATCCTTTTTTTAACTTTAACATATATGCTTGGATGAGACAACGCAGAAATAATTTATTAAAAGAGTCAGATTGGACACAGGGTGCAGATTCACCTTTAACAGCAGAAAAGAAAGCAGAATGGGCCACTTACAGACAGGCATTGCGTGATGTACCTGCTAATAATACAGGTGTCACAGACAGAGACAATGTTGTTTGGCCTACTAGACCAGGAGCATAAATGAGTAGATATAGTAGATGGGGATTTTTTAAAAATAAACACAATGCTGGAACATTGGCTAATGCTGATAATTTTTATCCCAGATATCCAGACTTACCTAGTAGTAATATATTTTACACATTTATTAAAGCCGGATATTTAAGAACATCTGATCCTATTGCAAATGTAAATTTAACATTGGGTGCACCTTTGCACGATGGTAGTGTAAGAGTGTTAAGAGATATGCAATACACAATGCCTGATGGAAATATAGCATTTCCAACTGTTAAAAGAACAGGCATAAGTCCATCTTTTACATATACAGCAGAATTATTTAAGTATGATGCTGATGCAGGAAATATTACAAAATTAAATCCCACAGTAGGACCATTAGTAGCAGATGATCTAAAAGATGCAACAACAGGCTGTTTAACATATGATGGTAATGTAAATTTATATGTAAATAGAGGCATAGAAAATGTAGAATACATAAAAATTAAAACAGATTACAGTGCTATGACTCATGTCAATACTCACAGTAATTATCCAGGCCCTATATTACCAGAAGATACTTTTCCTATTCCTCAAAAATGTATAGCATTGGAAAATAATAAAGTTATGATCTTTTCAGAAGATGTAAATTCATTTGCAAATGCTTATTTGGCTAGAGCAGTTATACATGACTTAGCAACAGATAAATTTTCAAATACAACATTTCAATATGATGGTGTAAATTCATTTGTTACAGTAAGTGGGACTTTTGATTTAAATGTAGTTCAAGTTCCAGGCTCCCAATCAGTTGGATCAGAATCAGGTAACATTTATGTTATACCTCAAGAAGGATTTTTACTTAATGGAGAACCAGATAGTGGCACTGTTCCAGCACTTGATGGACCAAGATGTATAGTGGAATTTGATCCAGGTGCTAATGTCACAACTCGTTTTACACCAAGTGGTGCAGATTTAACCACGCCAGGATTTAACAAAGACGATAAATTATATGTTGGATCAACATTAGGTGTTGATGGTAATGTATATGCTTTTCCTGGAGAAATTAAAAAGGACATAATGGTGTTAGATCCCAGTAATCGTAGTGCAACACAAAGCACTTTTGGAATATTTAACACTACAGGCGCAAACACAATACAATGTTTTAGAGAGGCTATAACAGCACCAGATGGTTATGCTTATATAAGAGCAAGAGGTGTTCAACCTGATCATTTTACAGGAACACAGGATTTTTGGTTAAGTATTGATACAAATCCAACAAGTAATACATATCAAACAGGTAGTTGTATACCAATTGATCCTGATGGTATTTACACAAATGAGAACGAAGATGGTGGACTTGTTGTTGCAAAAGATGGTCTTATAATGAGTCAACCTGGAACAACAAAAATGATGACTGTTCAGGTAAACACAAATGCTGGGTATCCTTTAACGTATCATCCAGCCTTATTAAATAATATTAACGACTAAATTTATAAAATAGATAAATATAAGTAACCGGCTAATATGCCTCAGTATGTTAGCAAGAGCCCTAAGGCTACGATCTTACATGAGAGTAAGATCTAATAAAAAGGAGATTTTTCATGTCAGGTCGCGTTTTAGATTTTAAATCATACGTAGGAGGAGCAGACAACGTAATAGTTGAAGAAATGTTCCCCAGCACACAAAAAGCCTACTCATACGATTTTGGTGTAGATGTCAGTAGTTATTCATTTGAAGCAGATTATCAAACCATAGTGGTTGATACTGTGACTTATGATCGTGTAACAGGTGATCCAAATTTTACAGATAGCACAGTGGTTGGTTATTTTGCCAACGCAGAAATATCTGGCAGTAACATAAACAATGCACAGGCAAGTGCTGGATTTGTTACATTAACAATACCAGCAAACAGATATACAGGAAACATTATTCCTGATGCTAGATCCAATGTTGCTATGACAGTGGTTGGATTTACTTGGACTGACACCAGCACATCACCCACAACATCTGATGGACACCGTTTTGTCATAATGGAAAGATATGAACCTGATGTAGGTATAGGCAATCCCAGGGACGAAGCAGGTTTTACGGCAA